TCCAACTATACCTGATTGACTTCTGTGAACAGCTGTAACTGCTAATTGCTTAAAAATAATTTCTATTTTAGGTAATCCCATATATTAACCTCCTATTTCTTATCAAAACGATACTCTAATTCTTCCATCATTTCGCCATCTATATCATTTTCTATCTCTTCCATACTTAAACTATCAAAACTTGCTATTAATACTCCATCTTCAGTTTCTTCAAACTCTATTTCATCAACAGGAATAGCAAAAGTTTCATTTACCCATAATGTACCTAAGAAAGCATTTTCAATTTCATCAGATATTTTTAATCTTTCTTCTCTTCCTTTACCAGGTAAAGTAGTAAAAAAATAAATTCTGATTGTAAAGTTTCTTTCCTTAAAAGTAGTCATAAAAGCACTTGTTTTAAGACCATCTAATTCAGTTCTAAAACTAGGTCTATTGAATTTTTCAGATAAATCTTTACTATCAATTTCTATTTTAGGAAATGTTTCTTTCAATTTTGTATTAACTGCTTTTAGTATCTGACTTAGTTTAATCATTAGAAACCTCCATTTTTAATAACTTCATCAATAAAGTCATCTGCAGCTTTTAAAAATTCATCTTGAAACTCTCTCTGTGAATCTTCTAAAATATGCTCTCCTTTTTTAAAACCATGTTCTTTACCAGTTTTATCTTTTATGATATGCCCATTCTCTATTAAATGAGCATGAGGCATTGAGTTATAAACTCTAACTGTATCTTCTTCACCTTTATATTTATAAACTTTACCTCTTTTAAAACCTTTCAAATAGTTACCTTTTTTTACTTTTACCTTAGATTTTGCTTTCTTTTTAGCCTTAGCTTTTAACTTATTTCCTTGTTTTTGTAAGAATTTTTTAGCTTCTTTTGGGTATTTTTTAGCAAGTCTTAATACTTCTTTTTCAAGATCTTCTAAATCATTTGTTGAAAAAACTCCCATTTTTACTCCTCTTTTCTTACACAAAAAACTTCTATGAACTGATTATCTTTAAAATCTCTGTTGAAATAAATAACTTCATACTTCAATCCCTCATAAATAAAAAACCAGTCCTTTTTTATTCCAGGAACTGATTTTACTCTAAATATGAATTTGAATTGATGTTGATTTTCTTCTGTTCCAGCTTCTCCATTTTTTACACTAGAATTTAAAGGAACTATTTCACAGTATGCTTTTTTAAATAACTCTGGCTTTTTATCATTTTCTCCAAGTTCATTAGTTGTGTCTATCATGTGATATACATCAATAAAATGTCTTAATTTCTTAGTTATATCATTCAAAGTTATCACCTACTTGTAACTGAGTTAATAAACTTCTAGCTGTATAACTAAGGTCTTTACTTTCCTTTTGTTCTCTGTTATCATACCAATCTTGCACAAGTACACAAGCTAGAATTTTAGACCTTTTAATAAACTTTTCTTTTGTTACTTTTTTATCAAAGTCATTTATTGCATCTCTAAGATAATCTATTGCTGCAATCATTAAAGATTGCAACAATGTATCATCTTCATTGTAATCAATTCTTAGATAATTTTTAGCTTCTTCCAAAGTTAAAATATCTGCCATATCAATCACCTATTAAGCAGTTTCTATTTCAAGATATTTCATTGCTTCTTTATCAACTTTTTTAGCATCAAATCTTTCTATTGCTCTAATATAAGTAGCGTTCTTAGTAAATCCTGCCTCAGTTGATACTGCAAGTTCTAAACCTTCTCTATCAAAGAATGTTATAAACTCTTCCAAATCTCCAACAAATACTGGTGCTTTTGTTCCATTCATTTCTAATTGAACATCAGATAAGATAACTATTTCTCTTCCTTTAAATAGCTTTTTAGTTTCATCTTGTAAGCTATTACCTAAAAGAGGTCTACCTTGTTTATCTTTCACCTTATCCAAAACATCAAAATAAGTTTGGTTCACAAAAACTTTTGCATTTAATGATATTGATGGATCTAATTCTTTATTTAAAGCAGTTGTTATCGCATCATAATCAGTTGCTTGTACTGGTGTTAAAGTTTTTAATATTTCTATTATCTTTTTATTTTCTGTATTAATTGCTTTTTTGATAAATCTTCTTCCAATGTAATCAGTTAAATTAGCTTGTTCATCAGCTAATAAAGTATTTGATATTGGGATAATATCTCCATAGTCAGCAACATTATATGTTACTTGTGCAAAATCAACATCTGATTTATTGATTTCATTCAATTCTTCAAATGCTATTAATTCCCCTGTGCTTCCTGTTTCGATAGGCATACTTCCCTTTAATGATGTAACAGGCAAAATATTACAATAGCCTTTCAATGATACTAAATTTCTTCTTAACTCTTTTATTTGTTTAAATTGTTCAGTTGGTACTAAATAACCCCCTTTCCCATCTGTTGCTTCTACTTGCCCTGGTGTTCCAGCTGCATTTAAAAATTGTTTTTCTTCTTCTGTTATAGATTTTCCTAATAGAACTCTATTATAAATTCTATTAACATTCATTTCTTCTTTTGTTCCTAATGGTGCTTTGTTACCTTTATTCATAACTGTTAAAGCCTCCTCTGTTTCTGTTTCTTTTATTCTATTTTCTAAATCTTTTAAACCATTTAACTTAGCATGTGCCTCTTCAATCTTTCCACTATCTTTTAATGATGTGATCTCATTTCTAAGTGTTTCTAATTCCTTTTTTAATTCTACTGATTTTTTCATAATTAAATACCTCCTGTTAATAATACAATCTCAATTTCTTTGTTCAATCTATCAAGTCTTGCTTGTTCTTTTTTATTTTTTTCTTCAACACTTTTTTTATTTAATAAACTTTCTGGAATATGTTTAAATTTATTTCTTGTTTCTATACAATTTAAAAATTCTACTTTTTCAGAAGTTTTTATATTAAATACTCCTGGAGCATCTTCCCCAGTAAACCATTTTTCTTCTTTCATAAAATCATATATTTGCTCTCTTGTTATACCTTCAAGAGCTTTTTCCATATAAGCATTAACAAGTCCTTCATCAAGTTTATTTAGAACTTCAATATACTTTTCTAATTCTCCTGCATTTCCTGAAACTCTTCCCCAAGCTCTATGTATCATTAAATACGCATTACTTGGTAAAATAATTTCATCACATCCAAAAGCAATTATAGATGCAGCACTTGCAGCTATTCCATCAATATAAGCTATTGTTTTACTTTTATGGTTTTTTATCATATTAGAAATTGCTATACCTGCATAAATATTCCCTCCAAAACTGTTTATATGAACATGAACCTCTTTATTTTCGGCTTCTTTTAAAGCATCTTTTATATCCAATGGATATATATTAGTATCTTTTATTCCCCATACTTCTTCCAAAAAACCATCATTTTCTGAATCACTTTCTATATCTCCATTGATATAAATTTCAGTAATTTCTATCTGATTTCTTATTTCTAACCACTTATTTTTACTCACTTTTAGCACCTCCTTTTTCATAAGCTATTCCTAATTTTTCTAATGGCACATAACTTCCATTCATTACAATTACATCACCTCCATCTATTGCAGTAAGTCCTGCCTTTTTTCTAGCTTCATTTATTGTGTATATTCCACTTTGAACATACTTGGTTAAACATTCAGCTTGTGTTTTTAGATCCCCTTTTAAAATACTTGCTACATTAAATTCAAAATGTAACCCTTTTAATCTTTCACTTTCTGTAAGAAGTTTTAAATTAAACTCCTCTTCATAGAGTGTCAGAATATATAAAAGAGTATCAATATAAAAAGTCAAGTTTTGCATTTCTGAATTTGAATAACTTGACTTATCATAATCATTTAAATGGTTTGGCTTTACTCCAAAAGCAGCTGCTATTTGTAAAGCACTATATTTTTTTAATTCAAAAAATTGACTATCAGTCAACTTTAAATCTAGTGGTACAATATCCATTCCAGGTGGCAATGGTAGTATTCCAGTTGGGTTATTTTCAGTATTAATAAATAGTTGTACGAAAGTGTCTGGGGAAAGAGCATTCTCTACAGAATGCACTCCTATATGTGTACGTCTCAATGAGGAAAGGTAAGCTCCGCTACCGAGAGCTTTTCCTATATCATGAGCTAAAGAGCGAATATATGTTCCTTTACTACAATGTACCTCAAAAGAAAGTTCTTTTTCTGTGTATGGAACTAGATTTAATGAATGTATAGTAATATTTCTTGGGGATATTTCAGTAATCTCTCCTTTCCTTGCCAATTCATATAAGCGTTTCCCATCTTTCTTAATCGCAGAAAATAGAGGAGGAGCTTGGGTTAGTTCACCTATA